ACGTATTGTCCAACATTAACCGGCTTATTCGCTGGGGATACATCGAAGATCGCCGCACCAGCGCCCGCAAGGCAATCCCCTCGATCCTGCACGCCACGAAGGACGGCATCGACTTCTGGTATCGCATCAAGCCGAAGGGATAAGGGCGATGGGGCCAGACGACGCGACATGCTACAGATGCGGCGCGAACGCATGGACCTCATGCAAGCATCGGGAAGCAACACGCGAGCAACCAGCACGGATTGACGCACCTGATAAACGTGAGGCATACGTCCGAGGCAGCGGCGGAGGTCGCTACACGATCAAGGCAACCGCAATGCAGGGCCTAAACTTCAAATCACGAAAGCGGCCGAAATGAGCGACGAGCCTAAAGTGACTGGCACCGATCTCATGCAGCCGACGCGGGATCTCGCGAAGCTGCCGATGATCAGCGCCGAGCAATACCAGCACGTCGGCCGGTTCGCTGGCGCCCTCGTCATGTCCTGCTTCGAGCAGATCGGCGGCTTGCCGCGCATGGCGGCATGGGCCGACACCAATCCCACTGACTTCTACACGAAGCTGTTCCCCAAGATGATCTCGCGCAGCACCCAAGTCGACGTGTCGGGCACGTTGACCATCGACGACGCCATCACACGGCTGGAGCGCATGGGTGAGACGATCGAGGCGGATTTCGAGGAAGTCTCACCGACCTACGACCTCTAACCACGGCATAGGAGAACGATGCCATGACCTACAAGCGAATGCACGGAAGCGAGGAAGGCATTGCCGACCGCCTGAAAATGTGGCGGCGCCATTTGGGTGCTGATAAAACCTATCCGTGGCTCGGCACCGGCATCTGCGATGACCTCGTGACCGCTGCCCGCCTTCTCGGCGCCGACGTGTCCGAATTCGAACACGAGCCTGAGCCCGTCTTGCCGGAGATCGTGCCGGCCGAACCGCAGGAAATCGAGTTTGATTTATGAACCTCCAAGCGATTGCCAACAGCCACGGAATTTCAGTCGATGAAGTGCGCGAACGTTGGCTTTCGCTGCGAGTCGCGTTGTGGAAATCCGACTTCCGGCAGTTTGTCCGCGAAGCAATCCGGATCCGCACCAAGGCGGGCGATCTGGAACCTCTCGTGCTTAACGAGGCGCAGGAAATCCTGCACCAAGGCGCGGAGGACCAGCTTGCCGCTGAAGGCTGGGTGCGCCTCGCCGGCCTGAAAGGTCGCCGGCAGGGCTTTTCGACCTACGTTGCAGCGCGCGGCTATTGGCGTGCTACGCTCTGGGATCGCCAGCGGATCTACATTCTCTCGCACGAAATGAAGTCGTCCGACGGGCTGTTCGACATGGTCCAGCTAATGCAGGAGAAGCACCCCTTCCCGCCTGCCGTCGGCACCGACAACGCCAAGGAACTCGAATTCGTCAAGCGCGGCTCGACCTACACCGTCTCGACCGCAGGGCAGAAAGCCGGTGGCCGCGGCGGCGCGATCAGCTTCTTCCACGGTTCGGAAGCCGCCTGGTGGACCAACGCGCCTGATCACTTCGCTTCGTCGGTGCAGGCCGTCGACGAAGTCCGCGGACAATGGGGCGTTCTATGGAAGGAACCTGCCTGCCCGCTGCCCTTCGAGAAAGGCAGAGGCGAGATTTCCGGCTGGGTCAAGGCGCCATCGGAAATCTGGCTGGAAACCACGTCGGCCGGCCCGAGCGGGGAATTCTGGAAGCGCTACATGGACGCCATGAAGGGCACCGGCCGGTATCGCGCCGTGTTCGTGCCGTGGACGGTCCAGTCCGAATATCAGGAGCAAGGCGACTTCATCCCTTTGCAAGAAGCGGAGGAAGAAGGCGAACTGTCCGAACTGGAATATCAGGAACTCCACGGCCTCACCGATGCGCAGATGCTCTGGCGCCGGTCAAAAATTCAGGAAGTCGGTTCGGCAGGTAAATTCCGGCAGGAATATCCAGTCAACGTGACCGAAGCTTTCGCCGCCGCGGATATCGAAGGCGTGTTCATCAAGCCCGCGCTCGTGCTGCGAGCCCGCAAGCGCCAGATGGCCGATCCCGACGCGCCCCTGATCATCGGCGTCGATCCAGCCGGTGCAGGAGGGGACCGTTTCGCTGTTGCCTTCCGCCGCGGCGACAAGATCATGAAGGTGATCCACCGAAACAAGCTGGAGCATGAGGAAGCGATAGCGTGGCTTTCCTCGATCCTCGACGAATACAAGCCAAACCGCATGAATATCGACCGTGGTTCGATGGGGCAGGCCATTGTCACGACCTTGCGCAATCTTGATCGGAAATATGCCGATATCGTGAAGGGCATTGACTTCGGCGGCACGTCTCGTGCGAAGCAGTCCAACCCGAAGCGCGCAGGGCCGTGGAACAAGCGCGCCGAAATGTATGGGGACTTCCGCCAATTCCTGATCGACGGCGGCGCGATCCCCGATGACGACGACCTCGCCTCCGATATCAGCGGACCGAAGGAAAAGTGGCGCGCGAATAATGATTGGCTGCTTGAGAGCAAGCAGGACATGAAGGCGCGGCAAATCCGATCGTCCGACCTTTCCGACGCTTGCGTATTGACCTTTGCAACTCGCGAGTGGTTTGATACATGGAACAAACCCAGCAAGGCCGAAGGCTTCAGCGCAGGGTCCGCGCCCAATGAATTGATCGGGCAAAAAGACAATTCGCCGATGAACGACGATTGGGACAATCGCGACGTTGGTTCTTACGGATGGATGGGCGCATGGCTAGGATTCGTTTTTCTCACCGCGAACAGTTTATCGAGTTTGCAATCGCATCTTCTACCGACGATTGTATAAAATGGCCCTTTGCAGTAAGAAAAAGTAGCGGCTATGGAGCGCACAACGTCAGCCAAGAAGGTAAAAAATCAAATATTGATGCGCATAGATATGTATGCATCAAAGTGCATGGATTACCTAAAGAACGTCAAGAAAGCAGGCATTTGTGTGGTAATACTTTATGCATAAACCCGAAGCATCTTTCTTGGGGCACTCATTTTGAAAATATGCGAGATGCCAAGCAGCACGGAACATTAAAAGGCGGTGGCAGGTATCGGCAACGGGTTTTTCCGCAAGATCGAGCGGCGATCCAAGCATCCAAGAAAAGTTTGCTGACGCTTGCCCAACATTACGGTATGACAGTAAGTGATATCGGCAAAATCAAGCGCGCCCCGATGCAATATGATCTCTGAAAGGAATTAACATGGCAGGCATCAGGGACAACCTCGCACAGCAGGATTTCGAGCCGATCAAGCGCCCTCCCACGCGCAAGATCCCAGGCTTCGATAGCGATTCCGATTTCCTGCATGACATGCGGGCGAAATACGAATGGGGCTATGGCTTTAATGAGCACAACGTCCTTGCGGGCAAGGAAGATGCTAAATTCGTCGTTGGGAACCAATGGGACCCCGTCGTCGAGCAGCGCCGCAAGGATGCCCGCAAGCCCGTCCTGACCTTCAACCGGCTCGTGGCTTTCATGGCTCAAGTCGTCGGCAACCGTCTCATGAACGAGACGGAAATCCGCGTGTTTCCGGACAAGGCGGGCACGAAGGAAATCGCGGAAATCCGCGAAGGCATCATCCGCTCGATCTTTAAGAATTCCCATGCCGACTTTGCGCGCGACGAAGCCGCGAAGTATCAAGTCGTCGGCGGCGAAGGCTATTTCACTCTCAACATGGAATACGAGAGTGATGACGTATTCGAGCAGCACCTTCGCCTCGGTGCGATCACCGATCCCTACTCGACCGTGCTCGATCCGCTCTCGATCGAGCCGAGCGGCGCGGATTCACAGTGGGCCTTTGTCGGTGACGATATCCCGCAGCAGGAATTCAAGAAGCGTTGGCCTTGGGCCGCAGAAGTCAGCTTCCTCGGAGAGAAGCGCTGGAACCAAAGCGGTTTCTGGCTGAGTGAGGACACCGTCCGGATCGTGTCCTATTGGCGCATGGTCACGGAAGGCACCAAGACGCTCGCGCTCTACCAAGACGGAACCGTCCACGACGTGACCGAAATGGAGGAATTCGAGTATCTGAATTTTGTCGAGACGCGCAGCGACGGAAGCCCCTATACCCGCGAAGTGCCGAACCGCTTTGCGCGCCTGTATGTGTGTTCTGGCAACGCAATTCTCGAAGGCCCATATGACTATCCGATTTCATCCATCCCTGTCTATCGCGTCCCCGGCTGGGAACTCAACGACGGCGACAAGGTCCATCGCTGGGGCTTGATCCGGTTCCTGAAGGATCCGCAGCGCCTTCACAATTATTGGCGCTCGACCGTTGCTGAACAGCTTGTCGCCGCCCCGCGCAACAAGTGGCTTGCGACACCGGATTCGGTCAAAGGCCACGAAGCGCGCTGGCGCCGTGCGCCGACAAGCGACGATCCGTTCCTGTATTACAACGATGGCGAAACCCAGCCGCAGCACATTCCGCCGCCTGGGATCGACGCCGCGCTCGTGAACGAAGCCGCGATCTCGACACAGGACATGAAGGATATTTCCAATATCCACGAAGCTGCGATGGGGATGCCGAGCAACGAAGTTTCGAAGGTCGCGATCCAGCAGCGTCAGATGGTATCCGACGTGGGCACATTCATTTACGTTGATCGGCGCCGCCTCGCCGACGAGCGTTGCGCGAAGAACATCAACGAATTGATCCCCTATATCTACGACACGAAGCGCACGCTTGCGATCATCGGCCGCGACGATAAGAGCATTGTCGCCACGCTCAACGATCCGACCGATCCCAATTCGGATATGACGCTCGGTAAATACGGCGTGACCGTTAGCGTCGGCCCTGCCAGCGAAACCAAGCGCACGCTCGCGAACGAGCAGATGATGGCCTTCGTGAACGCGATGCCGCAATCTGCCGCGGTCGTCATGGATCTCGTCGCCGAAGCGCAGGATTGGCCGAAGTCGGGCGAATTCGCAAAGCGCTTCAAGATGATGCTGCCTCCAGGCACAATTCCGGCCGACGAAATGACGCCAGAACAGCAGCAGGCCGCGCAGATGCAAGAGCAGATGGGCGCAATGCAAGCCGAACTCGAAAAGGCGATGGCCGAAGCGGAACTTGCGGGCAAGCAGGCCAAGGCCGCAAACGACGAAGCCCGAGCCCGCCTTGCTGAAGCACAGGCTTACAAGGCGATCATGGACGCGCAAAGCCGCGCTGCCGACGTGGACGCGAAGAACATGGAACGGGAGGCCAAGATCGATGATATGGAATTCCGCGAAGTGATGGATACCCTAGACCAGAACAATCGTCTTGCCGCCGAAGATCGGGACTTCGACGAAAGGGTGCAAGAACGCCAAACCCGAAATGCTACTACCAACGGAGAACAGAACAATGATTGATCCAGATAAGGCCGCAGCCGACTTCGAAGCCTTCGCCAATGCTGGCGAAGTAGAAGTTGGGAAAAGCGATATCATCGACCAGCCGGAAGAAAAGCCCGTCAAGGCGCGCAAGCCGGCGAAGCCCGCCGAGCCTGAGCCTGAGCCTGAAGATCAGACCGACGACGCCGAAGATGATGGCGTCGAGGAAGAAATCGACGACGCCGAAGATGATTCAGATGACGAGGACGGTGATAAGCCGAAGAAGTCTGCACGCGATCACCAGATCGAGCGCCTGAAGCGGGAAAAAGCTGAACTCGCGCGCCAGCTTCGGGAAACCGAACGGGCGAAAACGCAAGAATTGGCCGAACGTCTGGAAAAACTCGAAAAGGGCTTGCAGGGCGATAAATCTGGTGGTAATTCCGACACCGAGACACCTGCTCCCGATCCGAATGATCTGGACAAGTATCCCCTCGGGCACCTCGACGCCGATTACATCGAGGATAAGCTTGAATGGCTGGCTGAAACGAAAGCCACCAAACAAGCCGACGCGGTCCTGCAACGTCAGCAGGAATATGAGCAGCAGACCGAACTTCTCGATAAGGTCGATCAGCTTTCAACGCGCGGCACCGAAATCTTCGATGATTTTCAGGAAAGCGTGGTTGAAGCCGGCATGAGAGGCGATTGGGATCTTTCCCAGCCGACCTTCGAAGCTGCTCATGAAGCCGATAACGGCGCTCAAATCCTCTACAACTTGGCGCAGGACACCAAGGAAGCCACGCGGGTTGCCCGCATGACTCCTTACCAGCAGATCAAGTATGTGCAGGAAAAGGACGCTGAGATCAGCCGGAGCAAGACGCCGCGAGTTAAACCGCAGGCGGGCGAACCTCCCAAGAACACCGCGCGAGGGGCGAATTCCCGAACGCACATTAATCCGGCCACCGACAACCTTGAGGATTTTGAAAAGGCGTGGGCGGCGGACGAACGCAAAGGTAGATAATCTGGCGGCATCGGGGATATTCCGGTCCGTCTTTCTCAAGAAGGAGTATCCCCGATGGGTGCCGTTACCACTGAACAACAGAAGCTGGTCCTGAACGCCTTTGCGATGGTGCTTCAGAACAATCTCGTTACCTCTGATGCCGTGACCTGGAACGAATACGACGGCGAAATGGATGATCGCAACGGTCTCCAGGTGCTTGAACAGGTCACGCCGCGCTACACCGTCACCCGCACCGAAAACGGTGTGAAGGATCTGACCAGTGGCACCGACGGGACTGTGTTCGGCTCGGAACTGTTCGAAGTGACAGGCACCTTCAACGCCAACATGGGTTGGGGCGACTTCGTCAAGATCAAGGATATCGGCTCGGCACGCGAAAGCAAGGCGCTGCTCGGCGCCGCAACGTCGATGGCCGAGCGAATTGACGCCTACGTCCTTCAGAACTCTGTGAACGCTTCGGCTGACTGGCTCGGCGACGGCTCGACCTCGATCGACGAATGGGTCGATGCAGCCGCAGCCTATGCCCGCCTCAAGGAAAATGGCGTTGGTGACAACAATCTGTCCTACATCATGAACCACACCGACGAGGTCCGCTTGGGCGACCAGATCGTGAAGCTGCCGGCTCCGGACGCATTCGCGACTGCCACCTATCGCCGCGGCTTCTCGGGCGAACTCAACGGTCAGCGGACCATGTTCACGAACCAGCTTCCGGTTCTGACCACCGGCACCCGTCTTGCGACTGGCGAAGCCCTCGTCAACGGCGCTGCACAGAACGTCAACTACGCCGCTGTCGCTAAGGCGGGCGCGGTTAATGGTCGTCGCATGACGCAGAACCTTATCTGTGATACCGCAGGCACGAAAACCTACAAGGCTGGTGAAGTTTTCACCATCCCCGGCGTTTTCGCCTACGACAATCGCAAGCAGGCTGCGGTCACTCCGGCGCGTCTCCAGCAATTCACGGTTGTTGCTGATGCGACCGCAGTGGCTGGCGCTGTTACCCTGG